GTGCGGCTGACCAGGTCGGCCTGCCAGGCGAAGTTGCGCGGCTCCCAGTCCTCGTCCGACTCGTCCTCCTTGCGGGTGGGCGCGCCCGCGTAGAACAGCGCCCACGGACGGGCCCGCATCGCCTGCAGGTGGAAGTCGACTGTGGACTCCCGCATCCTCGCGCGCACGTCCTCCATCCGCTCGAGGATCGCCCGCCGCGGCGACGCGTCGCCAAGGTTGGTGGCCGGTCTCACCTCGGCGAGTTGGCGTTCCAGCCGCGCCGCCTCCTCGACCAGCTCGCCGGCCAGACACAGCGACACGGTGCGGGTCGGCAGCGTCGCCAGCTTCTTGACCGCGTCGAAGTCGGTCACGCGACTACGGACCGCTTGTTCGGGTCGAGGTACACGCTGATGTCGACCGACCAGTCCCACGACGAGTCCGGCGCGACCTTGACGTCGTTGTACTCGGCCGCCTCACCCGGGTACATCTCCAGGGTGCCGTTCGCGCCACCGACGCCCTGACCGCTCGCCCACGCAGTCGCCTTGTCGATGCCCAGCCGCACGGCGAGGAAGCCCAGCGTCCGGTAGGTCAGCAGCGTCCACGGCGGGTCCGTGTTGCCGGCCGTCGCGTCGTGGTGGAACGTCAGGTTGATCGTCGGCACCCGACGCCCGACCCGGGTCAGGGTGAACGTCGAGCCCACGTTGCCCACGTTCACTGAGCCGGTGGTCATGCCGATGCTCAGGCCGTCCGGGGTGATGAAGCCGGTCAGGTCGGTGCCGGCGTTCAGCTCGGTCGTGGTAGGAGCGGCGATGTTCGCGCACGCCGTCAACCAGTAGACCCGCACCCGGCCGTCCATGATGACGACTGCCATGACTACTCCTCTTCCTTGTCCGGCTCGGCCGGGCTGTCAGACTCGGGGGCCGCGTCCAGGTCCGGGGCGTCGGCGAACTCGGGCAGGTGGAACGCGTTGGGTTCGGGCCGGTAGTCCGACACCCTCACCCAGCCGTTGTTGCGCAGGAGATCCACCGCCGCTGCGGGGACGGTGCCGATCCCGGCTTCGGCGTGGCGAACGACGCAGAACATCTACGGCACCCTCGTCAGTTCGCACGTGACGGTCGTGGTGAACGAGTGCGTGACCGTGGCCACGCCGGTGCCCGCGTTGACCGACGACAGCGGGATGAAGATGTCCTTCGTGGTGGCGTTGACCACCGACACCGTCGGGTTCGTCGCGGCCGAGCCCATCTGGGTCAGGTTCGGGTCGAGGATCGTCACCGTGTCCGGCGAGCCGCCGCCGTTGATGACGCGCAGCCGGCAGCCCAGCGAGCCGAACTGGGTGGAGGCGATCGTGTCCGACGCGGACACCGCGACCGGGGTCACGGTGACCCCGGCGAGCGTGACGGAAGTAGACGTGAGCGCGGCCATGCCGCAACCTCCTCAGTGGACGGAAACGGAACGGCCGGACGCGCGGGTGCTATCCGGTGGAGGTGAAGTCGAACTCCATGACCTCGTCGAACACGGCGAACCCGAGGGATTCGTCGCGGATCGGAGGGTTGGCCACGGCCTGCTTGATCAGCCCGCAGATACGGTTGGCGATGACCGGGCGGATGCCGAGCAGCGTTGAGCGGACCTGCATGCCGACCACCCGCGCGGCAACCGGCGTCGCGCCGACGCAGTGGCAGGTGTAGGTGGTGGTGACTGTGTCCTGCGCCGCGTCAAGGCCGGTGCCGACGCCGTCACGCGGCCACGCCACGTGCGTGTACACCAGCACCCAGCCGACGTTGATGTCCGGGGTCGGGTTGGGCACCACCGAGTCGAAAACGCGAGCACTGCCCAGGGCCGGGTCGGCGGCCAGCAACGACAGGCCAGCCTGCGCGTGCAGCTCGTCGATGCTGTCGGTCACTCAGGCTCATCGAGGTCGTAGAAGAGGGTGTGCGTGGCCGGCTGGTCGGTAGTCCCGTCGATGGAATGCTGCGTCGGGTGATCCCAGAGGAGTCGGACCGGCTGGGTCGCGTACAGGGTGACCTCAAGGAAGTGAACGCCGATCCTGATTGACCGGACCCGCTTCGCCTCAAGGCCCAGGATGTCAACAGCGGAAAGGAGCTGCGCGCGCGTGATCTTCTCGGGTACGCCGTCGATCGTCTTCACTTGCGACCCTCCAGGAGATCGGCGCCGATCTTCTCGGCGTAGGCGGCCATGCGCGGCGCCTCGGCCTCGAGGGCGGGCATGCCGGCGGGGTGCGGTCGGCTGGTCAGGGTGCCGAACTCGATGAACGACGCCAGCCGGGCCTGCTTGCGCTCGGCGCGGACGCCAACCTCAACGGAGTATGTGGGCGCCGTCTTGGGGTCCACGTCGTAGCTCAACGCCTGCACCGGGACGAGGTGCGGGATGTGCGAATGGGGCATGGCGGTCCACCGCGCCGACCAGTCGTCTTTGATGTTGCCGCCGGCCCGCTTCATGATCGGCACGAAGGCTTTGTCGGCGCGCTATTCCAGCGTGTCCAAGTCGCCGAGCCAGTCGTCCACGCCGGACACGGTGACGCCCATCAGGGTGCGTCCACTTGCCCGTACCGGTCCGTGGGCGATCGCTCAGCGGGACCCTCTACAACGAAACAGTCGCGGTCGTCGATCATCTCGCGCCGCACCGTCACCTCACCGAGGGGCTTGCCACCTCGGGCCCGCAGACCCTCGTACCAGTACTCTCGGGCCAGACGCTCCGCACGCCGGATGGCCGCCGAATCGGGGTTGGCCGGCAGGTAGGACCGCGAGAAGAACACAGACGCGGTCACGACGTGACCTCGATGACCTGCAACCGGCGGGCGGTGCCCCACGACTTCTGCATCGGGCCCTGCACCCGGAAACGCTTCCCGACCAGATCCGGGTCATACACCGACGCGGTGATCGTGACCCGGTCCTCCTCGACCACGTTGAGCACCGTGGCCGGGACGTGGATCGTCGGCGCCAGTGTGGCCACGTGCGCCTCGCCCATCTCCGCCCCCGACGGGGACGACGGGCCGACCTTGCAGATCCCCGTGTAGACCGGCACGAACGTCGGCGTGACCGCACCGGTCACCGGGTTCGTCGACAGCCCGGTCGGGTGCTCGATGATGCAGGCGTCGATCATCAGTGTCTGGGCGAACGCGCGCCCGCGAACCAGCGTCGTACGGGCCGTCATGGCGCCTCCTCAGTTCGGGCGGACCGTGGTGCCCGTGCTCGGCTGGGTCGTCGTACCCGTCGACGGCCGAACCGTGGAGCCGGTGCTCGGCCGCGGCGTCTGGGCGACCATCAGGCCACCAGCGCTCCGGCGTAGAAGTCGGCCAGCAGCATCGCGTTGGGCGACAGCGACGCGCCGCCAGTGTTCGGCTCAGCCCGGTACGAGTAGTCGTCGATGCGCTCGTTGCGGGTCGAGATGTCCGGCGAGATGTACGCCGCCGCGGCAGACTCCAGCACGGCGCCCTTCACGTCATCGGGCACCACCGTGTACCCGTGCGTGTAGTCGATCTCGACCAGGTCCGGCGGGAAGCGCCACCAGTTGCCGAAGCCCAGCTTCCGGTACACCGAAGGCCCGATCACCGAGTAGTCGGTCACGGTGGTGGCCGGCGAGTAGCTGGTCCCGTTAAACGGAGTGATCCGCACCGCCGAGACGGCGATCAGCGGCTGGAACGGCAGCACGATCTGAAACTGGTTCAGCCCCGGCTGCGAGTAGGTCGCCGCGGTCGACTCGAACCGGGTGTGGGCCCGCTTCGCAAACAGCTCCGAGGTGAGCTGGATCGCCAACGTTGCCGTGGACGTGTCGAGGTCCTGCTTCAGAAAGCTGGCGAGGTCCGCGACGGTGCAGTACATGACAGCCACGCCGTCACCTGACCTTCCGGATCAATGGACGACGTGGCCGATGTTGCGGTCAGGGACCCTGGACGTCCGGTTCCATGTCGGTGCCCCACGTGCCGCCGTACCCGGCGTCGATGTCGTAGCCCTGCAAGGCGAAACCCTGCGGCGAGGACAACATGACCTCGGTCTCGGACTGCCGCGGACCCATCGGGTAGACGACACCGGCGCCGGCTAGCGCACCGGCGGCGTTGACCAGCCCGGTCAGATCCTGCTGCTCGGCCTGGATGTTGTACGGCGCCGGACCCTGACCGTGCGGCGTGACCGCCTCATAGTTCGGCGGGCTCGACGGGCTGTCGGCTGGAGTGATCATGCCGGTCACCTGGTCTCCTCAGTAGTCGCGGGGCGGGTCGTAGTACGCACCGCCGTGGGTGCCGACAGTGGACACGTCGGGGAGGTGCATCGTGTCGCCGATCTGCGAACCCTGGCCGTACGTGTCGCCCATGTGCTCGTTGAAGCGGGCCTCCGCATTGGCCTGTGCGGCGGCCACAGTGGCGGCCACGTCGTCACGCCCGGCCGGGTTGTTGTCGCCGTAGAAGCGGATCGGCTGCGGCTCGCCCGGCGAGTGCGGCGCCTGGATGTCCCATGTGGACGCCGGCATCTGGTCCGGCGCGCTCGGCGGTGTTGCAGCAGGTGTGATCATCATGCCCTCGCTTGCAGAAACATCTTGGTCTTGGTGGCGTCGCCCACCGTCTGCACCAGACGGACCCGGATGAACGGCGTGATCACCGAGAACGCGGCCGGGGTAGTGAACGTCGTGTTGGTCACGGCGTACACGGCGTCCGCGTCCACGGTCGAGCCGTCGAAGCCGCCCTCCACCGTCACGGTCGAGGTGCCGCCGGCGAACGCGCCCCAGCAGAACACCTGCGTGTAGCCGGTCGTGTCGAGCCACGGACCGACGAGTGGAGACAGAGCCACCGTCACCGGCGTGAAGTACTGCCAGATCTTGTAGCCAGGTGCGACCGCCATCAGTCCTCGCTCCCGTCCGGTCGATAGACCAGCAACTGCTCGGCGTTCATGAACAAGAAATGGACCTAAGGAAGGCGCGCCTTGATCTCGTCAGCGACTTCGTCGAACTGCTCTTTCGACACCCCGGCCGAGACTCTGACGATCAGCGTGTCGCCGGGGCGCACGACCACCGCGTCGAAGAGTTCAACGGGTGGATGAACGATGCCACCCTGGCTTCGGGCCATCAGGCAGCCCTCCCCCGCCTCGTCGTCGGCTTCGGGTCGTCGCCGCGGGTGTCGAAGTCGGTGAACAGCCCCGGCGCGTGCCGCACGATCGCATGCGCGTCCGGGAACACCTCGCCCCGGATGACCCGCCGCTCGGTGCCGTCGGCCATGCTCGCCACGAACGTGTCAGTCGCTTGCTTCGCCATGGCTCTCCTACGTGTTCGGGTACGCCACGAGGTACGCGGCGAGCTTCGGATCGATCTGACCGGTAGCCACCGACAGCGCGGTCGTGGACCAGAACGACGCCGGGGTCTGCAGGAACGCCTGCGACGTGACCGAATCACGCTGCGCGCCCTGCTGGATCGTCTCCTCGAAACCGGAGACCGAGTTGTGGAAACAGAACGACACCAACGCGAACCGGGCCGCCATTCAGATCACCTTCCCGAGCATGTTCGACTTCATGTGGCCCACCTGCACGCCCGTGTGCACGTGCACCGGAATGCCGGCCAGGCCGGCGCGAAGGCAGAACGTGAGATCCTCGCCCATCAGCGCCATCGGCTCGCCCACCGCCGTCTCCCGGAACCACGGCGCCGACGCATCGCCCGACGTTTCGCGGACCTTCGCCAGCGCCGAGCGGTGCATCAGCAGGAACCCGGTGCCGGTCGCCGACAGTTTCACCAGCTGGTCGTCGGGGACCGTCGTCGGGCGCACGAAGCCGATCCGGCCCGGGCCCTTCTCGACCATCTCGTACATCGTGGGGTAGAGCTCGCCGGCCATCGGGCTGTAGCACAACGCGCCCACGATCGGCCGCTCCACCGGATGCGCGGCGGCGATCAGACGGTCCAACGCCGTCGGGGCGAACACCATGTCCGTGTCGCACATCAGTAGCCACGGTGCCCGCTGGTTGTCCAGGAACTCCGCCGCCACGAGGTTGCGCGCGGTGGAGATGTTCGGGCCCGACTCGTAGGCGATCACCTGGTCAATGCGGGTGTTGCCCTGCATCGCCGTGGCGATCAGAGAGGAGCAGAACTCGGCGCGGACCTCGCCCGGGTGGACGAAGCCGATGACCGCCCGGGAACCCTTCTGGCCGTTGGCTTTCCCGTTGGCCAGAAGGGTTCCCATCTTGGAGCTACAGACCCTTCATGACCCGGAAGCCCTGGACGGTGCTCAAGTTGGCACCTACGCGCCAGAACATGAACCAACCTGCTTGCCCGGCCGGCAAAATGCCGCCTGTGCCCTTTACGAGCGGTTCGTACACCATTGAGACGCCCACACGGTCGACGATGATGTACTGCGAGAAGTCGCCGAAGATGGCTTCGAGCGAGCCCACCGACAGCGTCGCCGACATGGTGGTCGACTCATAAATTGGCGCACCGAGCAGCGTCTCCGGCTGGCCCTTGCCAAGGTTCGTCCAGAAGGACGCACTACCGGCGGTGTCGAGCTGGCGGATGCGGTTGATGATCGCCACGTTGGCGACCCACGCCGCGTTCGGGCTGTTGCGGAACCGGGGCGGCAGCGCCGCCTGCACCGCGTAGATGTCGGCCAGCGCCAGCACCAGGGTCGTGCCGGTGGTGACGACGACGGTGGCGCCGTTGACGACACCCTGCGGCTGGCCGGAGCCGGAGCCGGTGGCGAACGCTGCCTCTTCGAGGCGGTCCTTCGCGTCGGCGAGGAGGCTGGGCAGCTGCTGACCGAAGTCGGTGTCTTCCAGGACCTCATAGCTGCCGAACACCCACGCGGCCGCCTTGCCGGGCGTCACGACGATGTTGCCGACGGTCGGCGTGTTGTCGGTGACGATCGTGGCCTCAGCCAACCACGCCGCGTTGACGCCGGCGCTGTTGACGCCGTTCCACGTGTTCGAGGTCGTCTGCTTGATGTTGGAGATCCGACGCCACGGGTTCGCCGAGGACGCGTTGGTGAGGATGATCGTCGGGTCGAGCACGAACGGCAGCAGGAAGCCGCCGTTGGCGGACGGGGTCAGCGACAGCGCAGTACGCTGGGCGGTCCCGATGGGGTCGCGCATGTACTCGCGGAACGCCTCGTTGTACTCCTGCGAACCGGTCTCGAGGATGTGCTGGGCGACCTTCGACTGGCCGAAGAACTGGTCCTGCGCCCGCCGGGTGGCGGTCTCGGCGTAGTCGTGCAGCAGGTCGCCGCGCCGTGACGCAAGCTCGATCGCGTCCAGGGCCCGGCCGCGGACCTCGCCCGGCTCGACCATGTTGCGCCGCACCCGGTCCAGGTCGCGGAACGGGTCCTGGCCGACGATGTTGCGGGTGATCAGGTCCGGGGTGCGGGTGTCCGTGCCCGGGGTTTCGACGTTGGCCGGGTTCTGCGCGTTGCGGAAGATCGCCTCGAGCTTCTTGGCGCGCTTGGCCAGCGGCTCGGCCATCTCGTTGAGGTCGTCGTACTCGGCGATCAGGGTGCCCTGCCAGGCGAGGTCGTCCTCGTCGGGGTCGTCGAGGTCGGAGATGTTCTTCAGTTCGGCGCGGATGAGGTCCTGGCGGGACTGCATGGCCGGCAGGGTGGCGTACTGGGAGCGGAGGATCTGCTGACGCGCGCGCTTGTCGTCGTCGCTGTCGGCGACCCGGTTAATGGTCTCGGTCATTGCACTCGGCTTTCGTATTGCTGCAGGAACGCCGACCTCATGGCCTGGATGCGTTCCTTGACTGATGGCTGCCGAGCCGAGTGCGCGTAGGGCGGGTCGTCGGCGACGAGCCCCGAATCGTCGGGGGTGTCATAGCTGAAGTCCGGGTCCCCGTCGGGAGTGGTCAACAGCAGGGCGCGCAGTTCTTCGCGGAGGGCGGCGCGCACGCCCACGATCGCCGCCTGGCTGTAGGCGGGCATCGGGGTCGGACCGTATTCGGCCAGCCCGAGCTCGTGCCGGCGCACGGTCGGGAGTTGGCCGGTGCGGATGTCCCGGCCGAAGCCGCCGCGGGGCGGCCGGTTGGGGTCGGAGCGGATGAGTCGGCCGGTGAACGAGTAGCCGGCGATGCCGCCGGTTTTGATGACCTCGAGGATCTCGTCGGCCAGCGGCGTTTCGTTGTAGCGGGTGACGGTGAGCAGACCTTTGTCGTCGGCCCGGATTTCCAGCGGCGTGCCGATCGGCACGCTGCCCCGGTCCGAGGGCTGCCCGTGCAGGTTCATGCCGTGGTTGTAGAAGACGCCGACCCGGTGCGAGTTGTTGTTGATGGTGCGGTTGAACGCGGCCCGGTCGATGACCTCGATGTAGTTGCCCTGGCCGTCTTTGATCTCGGCCGGCAGGTCGAACACGGCGGCGTACGCCTCGACGGTGCGGCCGTCGCCGCCGGAGCGGACGGCGAGGTCCTGCAGGGCGAAGGAGCGCATGAAGACGTCGCTGGAGCGGACGGCCACCTCGAAGTCGTCCTCGCTGCGAGACGCGGTGTCGGCAAACTCAATGCCGTACTTCTTGCCGGCTGACCGGATGCGGCTCTTGATGGCGGCGAGATGCTCCGGCGAGTACTTGGCCGCGTTGCCGGCCTGGTTGATGTACGACCACGCGGCGCGGCAGTGTTCCTCGCTGTCGATCGGATAGCGCTTCTTGCCGTCGGACTGGTAGCCGGGGTCGGCATACGCCACGTTGCCGTAGGGCTTGCTCGAGTCGGCCATCACTGTGCCCTCATCTTCAGTAGCCGCATTGGACACACATCCCGTCCTCGAGAACGTGCGCTCTGCCACCGGTCATGGCCCTGGAGCGACCCAGCAGCGACGGGTGACGGTGCGCGGCGATCCGGTTGATCAGCGCGGGCTTGTCGCCCTCGGCCGAGAGCTTCAGATCCGCCGCCAACTGCTGCAGTTCGGCAAGGTTCGCGCCGCCCAGTGCCGCCCGGGCCTCCCGCGGGCTGCGGCTGTCGCGCAGCTTCGTCTTGAAGGCCTTCATCCGGTCGGCCTGCTTCTGCGCCGCCGCAGCAGCCCGGTCCGCCTTGTGCTGGGCGACTGCGGCCGTGCGGCCCGACTTGGCCGCTGTCGCTTTGGCCGCTGCCGGGTGCGCCGACTTGGGGGCGCTTGAGCCGCCGCTACTGGAACCGAACTGCCCACCGCTGGGCGAACCGGCCGCGACGTGCATCTTGCTGAAGCGACTCAGGTCAGCCGCCATCGCCCACGCACCACCTTTCGATGCATGGGCTTGCGCCCTGTCTGTGTCAGCCCGGGCCGACGACTTTGCCGCGCGGCGGCTCGCCGTGCGTCACGCGATTGAGGTCGCTTCCGGCTGCGAAGC